CACCGGGCGTGTATACACCGACGAACCGCATGCCGCCTACGTCAATCGGCGGTGAGACCGTGTCGTCTTCATATTGCAGTTCGATCAGGCCCGGCCGGATGACATCAACGCCCGCAATGCGCGGCCCAGGCAGACCACGCTCGCCCTGCGGCCCTCGTTCGCCTGTGGGGCCGCGCTCGCCCTGCGGCCCTTGCACACCATGCGCGCCCGGATCGCCGCGTGGCCCACGCTCACCCTGCTTGCCTCGCCCGCCACGCTGCGCCAGCAGCCGCCATGCCTCGGACGGTGGTGCGGTCTGCGTGCTCTCGGCGATGCATATCCATGAGCCGCCATCGAGCGCCACGATATCGTTGCGGGTATAAGTGACGTCTCCCGCATAATGCCCACGGTGCAACGGCACCGGCATGTGAAACGGCACCTCGTGCATGGTGCCGCTGCTCTTGCGGTGCCCGATGATCAGGGCGCGCGGATCATCGAAGTCAGCCGCAGCGATGACCTCGTCCACACCATCGGCGAGCAGATGCCAATGCCGATCCTCGGGATGCGGCTTCGAGTTGGTGCGATCGACTGCCTGCCACAATCCGCCGGCCACGGTGCAACACTCGCCCGGCTCATACCACCGCTCGGCGATGTGTTCATGCGCGGCATGCAGATAACCATCGCGGCCATCGCGAGGCGGCGGCAGCAGCGAGACCTGATGCATCAGTCGATCAGGAATCGCACGTGCCTCGGCAGACACTTGGTTCGCCAGATCACGCGTGGATTCCGCGCTGTCCCTGATCGCATCCTCGGCGCGGCGGCGGGTTTCATCGATCGCCGCAGCCACGCGTTCAATCATCGTCTGCTCGATCGCCGAGAACCGCGCCTCCATGTCATCGCGCAGTTCGGCGCGGAAGCGATCCAGCACGGGCGCCATCGCGCGCACGATGGAGGTGATGCGCGGATCAGGCCCTATGCTGCCGTCCATAGATCACCTTTCGCTGTTGCTTGGCTGGTGGTGCGATGCGCGCGGGTGGCCGGCCACGCTCAAACACCGCATCCATCAACGCGTCGCGCAATGCATCGCCATCGAGCGCCGGATCATTGGCCGGCGGTGGTAATGCCGGCGGTGTGCGCTCGGGCGGTGGTGGTGGTCCGGGTGATGGCGGCTGCGGGCCAGTCGGCGCCAGCGATGTGCGGGTGGCCAGCGTCTCGACAGGCACCATCTGCTGCTGCATGAAAATCTGTTCGCCACCCGGCACCGGGTTCAGACCTTCGATCGCGCGCGCCTCGTTCGGTGTGCGCAACCCGCCCTGCACTGACTTGGTCAATGCCTCGATGCGCGCCGCCATTTCGGTGCGGAACAGTTCGTCCAGGTCGAACTCAAGCCACTCGGTGCGACCGTCCATGCCGAAGAACAGCGACATGCGCCGCTCGATGGCATCCATGTGCGCGGCAAGGCAGCCGGAATAGTAGATACGCGTCAACTGCTCGGACGAGTTGTAGTTAACTTTGGTGAGGTCGCCCAACATGAACAGCGGCACGCGGAACACGCGTCCGACATCTTCCACGGTGTATCGGAGTTGCTCAATCAACTGCGCATCCACCGCAGTCAGGGTCAGTTGCTTCCATTCCAGCCCTTGCTCAAGCACCGCGATATCGCCGGCATTGTTCGCCTCGCCGCCGTAGACATTTTTCCAGCGCTGCTTGATTTCCTCTGCCCGCTGCGGATCAAGCCGTGCGGCGGTGGTCAGGATCCCGGACGGTCGCGCCATCTCGCGGAAGAATCGCGACGATTGGTTAAGGATCGCGAGGCCGGCGGCCGATGACAGTGCGGCGGCGACCAGGGGTGTCACCCCGAACAGCGGATTGGCCAGCGTCAACATGCGATGGTGCATGCATTCACGCGTGGTCAGCATGGTCTGCACATCATCTAGCTCGGCGAGCGGCGACACCTGCGTTGCCGACACCCGATAGAAGACCTCGCTGTCGCTGATGTAGGGCCACACCGCGTCGGGATACAGGCAGTGCAGTTCGTTGATTTCGTAGCGACCATTGCGCCGTGCGTAGAGGTAGGAATTGCCGCGATACAGTTGCGAGGCAATGAACATCTTCATGAGGTCGAAGCCGGTCTGATAACCGTTCGGCGCATCCAGCACGCGCAGCGCAGCCGAGTTGGCAACCTCCTCGCGCCGGCCGTTCTTGATCGTCCAATGGCGGAACGACAGCCGCGCGATGTCGCTGCTGATGGTATCGATGCACGTATAGACGGCGGGAAATGCAAGCTGGCTGGCCGGCGGTAGCGGCGAGGGCAGGCCGGATTGCCACCAGCCAATGTTGCCCCAGCCGCCACCGCCCAACCAGATGCCGCTGTTCCGCTCGCTGGACTGCTCCCGCAGCACGATGTTGCGTGCCGACAGCAACAGCCCTGCGACGAACGTGCGGACAGTCACTTGCGGGATCGACTCCGATGCGGCGCATCGGCAGTGCTGACCGGCTGCACGGCTTCGCCGCCACCGCCGTCTTCGCCACCACCCTCGCCCTCGCCGCCGTCTTCACCACCGTCTTCGCCGCCGGGTGGCTCCGGCTCCGGCACGGGCGGCTGCGGGCCTTCGTCATCGGCAAGCTCGCGCAGCACGCCGATCTTGCAGAACATCACGCAGGTGGTGACGTTCACCTCGCCCTCAGGTTGGAGTATCTCCCCCGCTGTGTAGTCGCGAGACGCGACGTTGCAGTCCCGCAGCACTTCGAATCGCTGTGCCATCTCGCTCACCACGCCGTTGTCGACCACACGATGGCGACATCATGCCGACGCGCCCAGGTGTGCGATGTGCGCAGCCGCATCAGGATCATGTCGTTCTGGAACGCTGACCAGAACGGCCCGGTTGATGGCGGCGGCGGAGTGCCGGGCGGGTTGCCGGGCGGGTTGCCGCTCGGCAGCCAGTCATCGGACACGATTGACGCCTCGGTGGATGCATCGATGATCGGTGCCATGTCATCGGCCCAGATCACCTGCGAGCCATCGATCAGGGCATAGGCTGATCGGCCGGCTACCCCAGGCCACGGTGTGCCCGCTGCCGTGTTGATCGGCACGTTGGTGCTGTCAACAATCGGGTAGCCGAGCAAGGTGCCGGCATCGATCTCGGCCTTCCACGCGAAGATTTCCGTCTGCGCCGTGCGTTGCAGCCGGAGGAATTCACGCAGACGAACGTTCATGATCCAGACCGGCGCCGTCATCTGCACGTCATTGCGACGCAACTCGTAGATCATGTTCTTGAGCGCGGTGGTCACCTGCCCGACGCTCGGCGGATCACCGGCCACAGCATTCGGATCATCCGAATCATTGATCTGACCGGGCACAAACTCGGGGCGGAGGTTCAGGATGCCGGCCGGCCCGGCGCCGCCTGCGATGGTTGAGAAGAACCTTGTATCTACGGTGCGCGACGTGCCTTCAACAATGTCATCGCGGATGATCATCTCCAACGCCGGATCGGATCGCCGCATGATTTCGTTGGTCGACGGCACGATCACCGCCAGCTTCGATGGCACCAGCGGCAGGGTTCCGAAGTCGGGACGCTGCACCCTGATCTGCCCACCTTCGCCGATGTAGCCGCCGGCAACCGTGCCCGTCTGGCGTGGAATTTCCAGCATGCCGGCACCGTTGAAGTTCAGGCGACGCATGGACGGCACGCGACCGGTGATCAGTTGCGGGCGCAGCAGTTCGATGAACTCCTGGCCCATGTGCTCAACCCAGGTCAGCGGCGCACCACCAATGCCGAAGCCACCGCCGCCGACTGGCGGGACTGCGGCGCGGCCGAGCATCCACGACTTGGCTGCTGCCTCGATGCCGTCCGCCAACTGATCATCTTCCCACCGCACGCGCGCATACTCGGCGGCATTCCAATAACCAGCCACAGCGATCGCAATCGCCATGCGGGTGAAGCCCATGGCCGGATAGTCATTGCGCCGCTGCATCTCGATCACCGGCCGCTCGCGCTGTGTGCGCAGCGTCAACGCGGTGCCCGTGCGTGGCACCGGCTGCGCCTGCCGCGCC